GAACGGGGCTGAACTTATTATCCCGAACAACAGTGAATCTTCCGTCTGATAGGGCCCACGCAGCTCTTCCTGTAGAAGATATTGCTCGCAAACGATCAAGCATCGTTTCTTCATCAAGGTGGTACCAGTTGTAGGTGAATACCTTTCCATCCACTCCAGCATCACACCAGTCAGCCCACTCCTTCAGTGTCGCCCAGTCGATCTGGCTATCTGAAATCCGCGAAGGTGATTGCAGTTGATTACCACGCAAGACATCTGCGTAAGACCATGCAGGGTTGCTTGTAGGTTGCCACTCGAGAGCGGAACCATTCCAGACTGGGAGGACTGACTGTGCTAGAAGAGAAACAGGTTCCAGACTGCCATTAAGTTGACCAGTGGCTTTGATCCTAGCTGCCATCAAAATGACATTGGCCGTATCCGATCCGTTGTTAATATTCCAAGCGGATCTTGTTCCGGCGAATGCTTCCTTTACTGTTCGGATGACAGACCAGGTGGCATCACCCGTGTAGGATCTAATAAAAGGGCCAATAAAAGAGCTGATGCGGGTAATCTCGACATCATAGGTTGCCCCCAGCTCGGCAGGAGGAACAGAGAATCTATTCGTACCCCTGATAGGCTTCCGTGAACTGGCCTTGATTTCCCAGACGTTGTCAGCACTGGGAATATGAGTGGCAAGCGGTGCATTACTCCAGCCTGCTCCACTTCCAGTCTTACGGTACCTAATCCTGAAGCGAGCTCCTGCGGGAGCATCAACGATGTCGGTTTTCCCCCCTGCCGCAAAAAGTGCGGGAAAAACAATATCTAGGGAGACCTCTGCAGGATTAGAGTTTGTCGTATGCACCCATGAAACTTGGGAAGTCTCCGCTGCCCAGTAGAAAGGGACATTGGCCTCGTAGTAATCGGTAGCAACAGTCTTATCAAAAGCATAAGAAAGCTGTGTTTCCTCGATATCCCGAGAGAAGATGTTATTGGGTGAATTGGCAATTGCTGTAGCTGTCCCAATCTGCCACTGAATTCCCTCCATTTCATGGATCGGGGTCGTACCGACAAGAATGGTATTTCCCATATTGAGGGGATTAGCCGCATCTGCGCTCTCAAGTAGTTGCGTTCCCGTCTCTGCACCTATGGTGTAGCCCCCAATCTGCAACGGCCCGTACCCAAGGCATAGGAGCACATGCAAGTACTGTTTATTTGCTGCAATTTCGGTGTAGTAGTTCGCAGCAAGGGGCGGAGTGATTCTGAAAGTGCCATACAGCTTAGGCAGAATGCTGTAAGGGCTTGTGCTATTTGACCCTTGGGTCAGAGAGTAGAACCGTCCAAGTGAAGAGGAGCTCCCACTGCTGAAGGAAGGTGCTTGAGGCCGAAGAATAGCCGGAAGAATCATCGGGGCCATAACCGCCGCGAAACCGACGGCTGCTACCAAGCCCGTTACCAAAACCCCAGCAAGTCCTGCCAGAACGCTGGTCGATGCCGCAACACCTAGCGCAGAAGCTACAGCAAGACTCGCAGCTGCTCCCATCTGGGCTGCAAAAGCTAGAATCGCAGGAAGAATAAAGATCTGGGGGACGATGATCAGATTTACGATCTCGCCATCCTTAGGGTACGTTGTTTCCCATTCCGTATGGGGAATGGGGACCCCATCGACCGTTGCAAGAACACGATCGTTCATAGCCCCAACAATCTCAAGAATGTTGAGACCTTCCTCGATATCGCAATAGACGGTACTGGATTCGAGCGGGTTAGGCCGTGCGACTACTCTGATCATAGGGGACGTAGAATCCTTTCAGTTGGTGTTGCAGTCTTGAAAAAGACTCAACACAGGCATCCTTGCCAACATTCACATGGAGCATTCTTTCGCCATCTATGGCAATGCCCACATGAAAGACATTTTGCGGAGACCGCAGCAATACAATCGAGAACAGCTCAGGGCTGTCCAGCCTCTTGAATTGGGGTAGAGCCCCTTCAAGCAGCTCGCTAATCCCACCTTTATCCGCAAGGTCGGTATAAGCGTTCCAGCTCGGCAGATCCTTGCCAAGCTCAGTCATGTACACCAGCCTCACGAGGCCCCAACAGTCACAACCAGATGCCAACCGCCCATGCGTGACAAATGGGATCCCGATGTACTTCTCCCACCACATTAACTAAAGAGTGCCGGCGCAATGTTCGGAGTGAATCGAGTATGCACTGCGGGCTCATTCAAGAAGTCACTTTCATAACCTAGTACACCTTCGACCATAGTTGCGTTCACTGTGGCAGATAAAAGCGTGTACTTCGAGGGCCCGAGTTCCAGATGGACAACACCCGATGTATCTACTCGAAAGACCCTTACATAGACAGTCGGGGGGTAATCTGTTCTCCGTACAGCGTCAGAAAACTCTCTAGCGACATTGTCTATGCGAATCCTCACTTGCGGGACTGTCTCTTCATTGTCTGCAGCAAGAGTCACCTCAAACGGGAGCGCAATGTACTCCTGTCCGGCATATGTGAGATTTACCGTATTTGCACAGAAATAGGTGGCTGCGTATTGGTTTGGATCTCCTGCATTCGGGTGGAAAGAAACGGCCATGCACCAGACACTGGCTGTCTCTTCAGCCAATAGCGATTGGATCCCTTCAAGAGATACGTTTCTCATATTGGGAGCACCTCAATTTCTGCTGTTACCTGCCAGTAGCTTTCTAACTGAAGGATAGATGCCCCTGGGGCTTCTGATGGTCTCGGCAAGACGCCTTCTGCATTTGTGACCCCAGAAGATATGATTGGACGAATCATCGGGGAGCCCATCGGCTTCATGTTAGGAGGTTTGCGAAACCGTGCCTGGACGGTCGCATTAGTAACCGGATGAACCCAATCAAATCCAATTGAACCTAGAAAGGTCTCAGACTCGTAGAAAGTCACAAAACGCACAAACTGAGCACGGGTAAGGACCCATGTTGCTTGGATGTAGGTTGATACCGTCGTGAATCTCCGGCGCGTCTTCCCCGGCCCAGAATCCATCTGAGACCTTAAGACTGCGTCTTGGACTTCAATTTGGAGGCTATCCCATTGAGGAGCTGGGAGCTCGCTGTCAGGCCAGGCAGCCATTATCGTTTACCTCCGGCGCGTCTTGCACCGTAGTTGGCAGCCATAGTCCTGTCCAGCATCCCGCTGTTGATCGCGTGTTTCACGGCATCCCTTACCATGATGTTGATCATCTCCTTGCCGTCAGATCCTTGACTGCGGGTAGCTGTGATTGGAGAGGAGTTATCAACTGACCGCTGGTCGATGATATTCACCACGGCTGATCCCGCCGTGTCGCTACTTGATGAGGAGTTTGCCAGAGAGCGATTTGCGCTGTCAAAGGTCTTTACGAGTCCTCCTGTAGCGAACTTAGCTGGGCTGGCCATTGCCTGCTTCCACCTATCCAGATTTTCGACCCCTATGGACCGGACTTCCTTAGCGGTAAGGACATATTCGCCATTGGAAAGCCAGGCTGGAATGGAGTCGGATGTGCCCGTACCACTGCCCTTGACATAGCCTCCCGTAGAGAAGAGCCTACCAAAGAAGTTTCCGACGCCGTAAAGGGCATCCATGAAACCGCTTCCGCTTCCGCCTCCCCCACTGAAGAGCCCGCCGATGCTGCCAAAGAAGCTGGAGAAGCCTTGGCTGATGGAGTTAAAGAAACTATCAAAGCCTTTGCTCAGCCCACTAAAGAACCCGGTGTCCGAATCTGCAAAGGCGTCGATCGATTTCTTAAGCTCTTCGGGGCCTTTACTGACATCCGCCGTATACATTGGATTCGCGGGTGAGGATCCCCGGTCACCACCGCCGAGTATCCCGCCAAATATTCCCTGAATCGGAGTTAGGAGCGCCGTCTTTAGAAACGTAGTTGCCCCTTCCTTAGCGAGAGAAGAAAGTGCATCCCCGAGGCCTCCTTGGGGCTGCTGGGCCTGTTGAAGCGCCTGGGCTGCAGCATCTCGCCGCTGAATCTGGGCAGCAATCGAGTCGTTGTAGGCTCTCTGTAGATCATCCTTTCGGGCCCTTAAAAGTCCCGAGTCGGCTCCCTTAGGATTCTTATCGACCTCCGCCTGGAGTCTCTGAATTTCAGCTCCCTTAGTAGCTTTCTGATAGGCCAGTTCAGACTGTGCAGCATTGAGTTCAGCCCGAGCCTGCTGGATCGAGGCGGTATCGACCTTCTGGGCACTGCCCATAATCTGTTCGGCCACTTTCGTAACGAAAGTGTCGACCACATTGACGATGAACTGAGAAATGTTCCTTCCAAGCTTGTTGAAAGCATAGGAAAGCTCATTGATCTGCCCAGCGATATTCTTAAAGTCGATCTGCTCAAGCTGACCATAGACCTTCACACCATCAGCATTACTGCCAACCATGGTCGGTTTGTATTGCTGCATCGACTGGCGGTTGGTCGCTAAGTTTGATTTAGCTTCAGCCTCTGCTTTGGAGAACTCCCGGATCGCGGCGTCGTATGCCCTGATATTTTGTAATGCAGCCTCATACTTTGACTGCTCTATCTTTAGCTGCTCGGCTGTTAGAGTTCCTGAGTCAATCAACTCTTTCGAGGCTACTGCCTTTTGCTGCTCGGCCTGCAGCTGCGTCTCAGCAAGGGTCTTGATCGACGCCGCCGTATCCTTCATTTCAAGGTAGAACTGATCCAGCCTCTGAAGACGAGCAAGCTCATCCTGAGGTGAGTTAGCTAACCCTGCTGCTTGACGAGCTGCGGTGTCCGCAGGGCCCGTTAGTAGCCCAAGAGCCTGTGTCTGATCGATCTTGTAGCGCGAAAGCTCAAGCCGACCACGCATTTCATCTAGGGTGCTTTCTTGTCTTTTGACCCTATCGCCATAGATTTCAGTAGCAGACTTTTCGATTGCGCTTGCAAGGTCCTCGCCTGTCAGCTTGCTGACGTTCTTAGCTTGATCGAGCCTTGCTTTTTCAAGCTCCTGGTCAATCTGATCCAGACGGTTACCAAGAGACTGCGTGGTCATATCGCCACTTGCGCCTCCGGTTTGATACTTGGCGTAAGCAGCGTCGAACTTGCTGATGTACCCTTTTGTTTCAGCGATATTAGGAACCTGATTGCCTGCCTTCTGGACGTTACCTTCTCCAGAGTTATAGGCGGCGGCAACGAGCTTCAGATCCCCGTTGAACATCTTCGTGAGAAACTTCAGATACTGAAGCATCCCATCGATATTCTGCTCGACATCCTTAGCATCGACTTTAAATCGGGCGGCAGTATCAGGCATAAGCTGACCGACGCCGATCGCGCCTTTACTGCTGACAGCCGACTGCTTAAATCCAGATTCAATATCCGCGATCGCCAAAGCCAGTGCGGGGTCAACCCCTACCAGTTGGGCCTTTTGGGCTACCAGATTCTGGACCCGGCCCTTCTCCCCGGAGATGGCTGGCGGAACATTCGCGAAGACCTGGGTCTGCCGGCGCAGTGAATCAGGGCTCTGCCCTACATCCTGCATCTGCATGAGGAGGCGCTTGCGTTCCTCCTCGAGAGCTCTGATCTTCCGGTCAAACTCAAGACTTTGAATCCGAAGGGTTGCTTGCTCCTTTTTCTTGGCGAGTTCCTTTTCAAGATTTGTAGCCTTATCCGTCAGATCATCCATCTGACTCTGATACTTGGCCTTCCCTTGCGGATCTTGCTTGAAGTTTTGCTCTTGGGTTTTGAGCTGATCAATCTCTTCCTGGATGTTCGCCCGACGTAGGGCATACATCTGGTCGTAGAGAGCCAGAATGGTCTCAAGGTTACCCTTCCTATTCTCCTCGACGTCTACCTCGAGCTGAGCCACCTTCTTGGCACGATCCTGATATTCCCGGCTTTGCGTGAATGGAATAACGCGACGAGATTCTTCCTCGACAGATTGCCGTTCGCGCTCGTACTTGATTTTCTCTTCAAGGCGCTTTCTGACCGCTTCGTCGTACTTGGTTAGAAGGGCTTCGGCTTTATCATCCCGGTTTAATACCTGCCGATCTGCATTCGCAACTTGGCCTACCCCCTGAGGCAGGGTAATTCCAACCTCAAACGAGCGCTGACGAAGTTTGGCTGCGGCAAGCTCTTCATCTGCCTTGGCCACAGCATCAGCTGCGGCATACTGTTTCTCAAGGAGGCCACCAGGCTTGAGGAGATCATTCCAGAGGTGCTTCTTCTTCGCGTCTGCAACCTGATTCTCTGTCTCAGCATGTTGAAGAATGGCATTGTTGTAATCTGCCTGCGCGGCAATGAACCGCTTTTCTGACTCTTCAATGTCTCGATCAAGCTCTTCTTTACGCTTGGCAGCCTCCGCTTCCTGCTTGGCTTGTTCAGCCGCCAAGACTGCACGTTGATCATTGATCTTGTTGAGAGTCTCACTGGATCCGCCCAGAGCTGACCCTACTTCCTTAATCTGGGCATTGCCAGTTCCGATAGCCGCCAGAATCCGCTGCTGCTCCGCAGCACCCATCTTGGTGATATCGAGTCCTTTCAGTTCCTGAACGATCTGGACCAGTGCCGTCTGCGATCTTTGGAGGTATTGGATCCCTTCGGCTGTGGGGTTCTGACGAATCTGGGCGACAGAAGCGGAAAACGCAGATCGCTCAGCCTCAGTTCCGTTAACCCCAAAGCCCTTTTTCAGTTCTTCAAGTGAAAGCTTTTGCTGAGACTCTGCAAGCTTGGATTTGGCATCTTCAATCTGTTTTTTGAAGCCTGAGACATCGACGTCCATGAGTTGGAACAGATCCAACAATCCGTCGACCATCTTCCCCACCTCAAAAGAAGCGGAGTCAAATAGTGTGCTGCCTTGAAGCTGTTGATAGGCGTCAAGGAAAGCCTTATCTGCTGCAGTGAGATCCTTTTCTGATTTTTTGCTGAGGTCAGCAACCTTTTTCAAAGTCTCTTGGGACTTGGCAAAAAGGAACCCCTGAGCGGAAACCATGTCCGAGTGGGCCTTCTCGAACTTGGCCATCTCCTGCACAGATAGCGAACGGCCAACCAGATCCTCCAGTTTCTGCTTTAGGGCATTGGCAGTCTCTGTGCCTGCCTCTAAGGAAGCATCTCCTAAGGAGGTCGCGATATCTGCTGCCTGTTTTGCACTCTCCCCAAAAATCTCGACAAGCGTATCCCGGTATCCGAACACGGATGCCATTGCCGCGTTGGCTTGATCCGTGAGACTACCTTTGGTAGTAGAGCTGAAATTCTTGAGCCCATCGGAGGCCTTATCCAACTCTTTCTGCTGCTCTGCGATCTTCCTCTGCAGAGTATCGATATCGAATGACCTTGCAGACTTAGATGAATCGGTAATCGCTTGGTAGGCCTCGTAGAGCCCGTACAGGACCGATGCTGCCAAAGCATAGGGGTTTGCCCGGGCCAGTAGCGATACGGTCTGTGCGCAGATGGCAAGAAGGCGGGATGCAATAGGCCCTGCTGAAAGGGCAGAGATCACACCTAGGGCTTTGGATGTCCCTTCGAAGAGCGGGGCAATCTTGCTGAATGTGCTGCCCATCACTCGGGAGATAACCGAAAGCAGAGTAACAATCGTCAGAATGACTTCGGCGGATCTGCCGAGCTTGGCCTCACTATCTACAACGGCTGCCGTGGTACCTGTGCCTAGCCCAACGGCCGCACTCGTAAGTCTGGCCGCCCCAAACCTCCTTGCAACCGTATACCCAAGCACTGCACTTGCAAGCCCCGTCCCGGCATTATCTAGGGGTCTACCCTCTTGATTCAGGTCTTCCTGGTGCTTCCGAAGACGGCCGACAAACGCTCCGACTTCATCGGTGACCCCTTGGAAGCCTTTGAGCAGAGGTCCGCCCAAGGAGTCAGCCAGCAGTTGGACCTCATTGCCCAGACGGTCCAGAGACTTCCTTAACGTATCTACCCTGCTGGCAGCCCCTTCACCGGCAGCGCCGATTTCACTGACCATTGCAGTGTTCTTGGCAAGCTCTCCGAGCCGGTCAATGAGGGGGAGGCCGACGTTCTCTGCGCGGATATCGAGAACCCTTCGGAACTCATCTTTTGCAGCTCCGCCGACACCGAGTCTGCGAAGTTCAGTCAGGGCGCTAAGGAGGGGGTTATTTGACTTTTGGAACCCTTGGAAAAGACCCACGATTTGAGAGTCGGAGAGCTTTTCTCCGAGCTCGTTGTAGCGCCTACGAAGGAAGGCGATTGTCTTCTCATCAGGGTTGAACAGTTCCAGCAATAACTGCCGGAGACCTGTAGCGACCGTCGAACTCTTGATACCGAGATTTGAAAGGGTCGCTGATGCCCCCAGGAATTGGGCAGAGGTTAGGCCGGATGATTGCGCCGTCTGGGCGCCGAGGTTGAAGATCGTTCTGAGATCCTCAGCCCTAAGCTTTGAAATATTGACGGCACGGGTCAGCTGATCTGCAGCCCCGCTGAAAGTCAGATCCTCTCCGAAGATCTCCTTTGCGGAGGTGATGATGTCAGAGGCCACCTGAAGGCTGCTTCCCGTAGCGAGGGCGAAGTCAGAAACAGACTTCAGTGCTGCGGGGATATTCTTTACATCGACACCCGCCTGTGCGAGGGTTTCTGCCGCCGTTGCGATGTTCTGGAGCGAGTCCCCAGAAGATCTTGCAACGTCTTTGATGGCCTCTCCAATAGAGACCATGTCCTTTTCTGTGGCCTGCGCTATGACTTGCGTCGACTTCAACGCATCCTGAAAATCAACTACCGTTTTCGTGAGTGTCTGGAAGTAGTTGATGAGCTGGTAGCCGCTGCCATAGATGATGGCGTAACGAGCAAAGCTCTTCATCGCTGAAGCGGTTCTGTAGACGATCCCTGCCCGCTCTTTTTCAAGTGCGTTGATTCGGGTCAGGTCAGCGGCGTATCGTTGAATGAGCGCATTCTGCTCTTCGAGATCTTTCTTGGCCCGACTATCCCCTCTTGCCTGTACGAGCTCGCGGGTGACTTTCGCACTTTGAATCGCATACTTCAGATACTCTTTAACCGACTCAACATCGGCGCCTTGGAGACCTTCAGTTGATTTCCCGTTCCGAGTGTAAGTGGCCCTACCTTCATCAATCAGCAGCTGGTTCTTGCGGTATGCCTCCGCCAGCTTTTCAACAGCGGTAGGCTTTGCAGCTGCCTCTGGCTTAGGGGGTTTCCCCATCTCTCGGTTGAACTTTTCGAATGCAACTCGGGTCTCGTCAAGCTGCTTGCCTAAGACAACAAGGGCCCTGCCCTCTTCCTCGAGACCCAGACGAAATGCCCTACCGGCCTCTTGCCCCACTGCCTTTTTAGCGATGTCGATATCGGCACGAGCTCCTGCGATTCCGCCCGGGGCCATGCGGAGAGAATCTACAGAAAGGTTGCCGTATTTAGCTTGCAGCGCTTGGGCAGCAGTCTTGCTTGCCTGAACTTGTTTTGCAGTTGCAGCAAGGTCATCCGCGGCTTTCTTCTTCCCTTTTTCAGCCTGATCGAGGTCCTTCTCCCTCAATGCCTGAAGAGCTTTTTCAGTCTTGACCAGGCTATCGATCTCGATCTTTTCTCGAGTCAGAAGATCGACACGCCCCTTTGCGGTGGAGTACCCGGCATCATCGACCTTGCCCAGCACAAGCTTGGCTTTGGAGAGCGCCGTGGTCGCTTCAGTCTGCGCCCTGGTAGCAAGCGTAAGCTTCTCAATAGACCCTGCGGGAGCTCTTTGAAACTCTCGAAGATAGCCAGCTGACGATGCCTGCGACTGGAAAGAAGCCTCTGAAGCCGTCGCAATGCTCTGGCCGAGAGTTGATCCGTTAACTTCTCTCCGTCGATCCTGAACAGATTGAAGCTCTGAATTAATCGCTACAATCTCATCATTGATCTTCTTCTTGATTCTTTGGCTTGGCGTAGCTCGCCGACGAAGTCTTGCATCAGCCCGGAGAGTTCGCAAAGCCTCTTCAGTCGTTCTGAAGTCGTACCCTTCACCAGCTTTATCCGAGCCAAGCTTTTTCCACTCATCGCGCTGTTTTTTGGCAAACTCAAGCTCGGCCTTCTGGCGTGCCTGGCGGGTAGCGGTAATGTCGGAAATCGCTTTTTCAAAGCTGCGAAGCGACTGGGTTGTCTTCTTTGTCTGCGCATCGAGATCAGGACTAAGAAGCGGAGCTAAGCGTTGCTGAATGGCTTCTCCGTCTTGCCCTGCTGCTGACCCAAAACTGAAGATCGTTGCTGAAGCTTTACTCGCCTGCTCAAGCAATTTATTGCGGGCCCGCACCATTTCGGCGTAAGCAAGCACCTCCTCCTGCATCTGTTTATTGAGCTTGGAGAAGGCTTCTGAATCACCGGCTGCAATCTGTTCGAAGACTGAACCCGTCTTCGACTTGAACTTCCTTGAAGACGCCGAGACAGCAGCATCAAGATTTTCGAAAAGCTTTTCGAATGCCTGATCAAGCTCCGCAGTACCTGTCTTGGAGATGTTGCTCTTGAGCTTTTGGACTACATCCCGAACGTAGGCCTGCTCCACCTTCCCATCAGTCTTGAGTTTGATCTTGACGTTGGGTTCAAGTGTGGTGGATGCAAGGGCCTTGCTCCAGTCCGCCAATGCTTGGCGCGCTTTGGAGTCAAGATCTCGGGTATTGAGAGCCCCTGCAAGAACATTAAAGTCGACTGTAATGTCTGTCTTGAAGTCAGCCATCCTTGGCACCTCGAAACAAAAGAAAGAATTTTAGAACCCCAGGCTTTTTAGAGCATTTGCCCCGTCACTGGAGAACGCATCACTTTGGGCAACAACCTCACCGTCTACATCGTCTTTGTACTTGCCACCAAAGCCATACATGGCAGCTTCAAAATGGTTGACGTGGTTTACCGAAAAAAACCTGAGCTTAGACTTGAGCGCAATCTCGAGAAGATCAGCCTCAACCCACCAGTACATGTGGAGAGACCGCTCAGGGTCGAAGTCAGAGAGGAAAAGACAAATTTCCGAAGAGTCCAAGTTCTTGGACCAGTCTTCCAGATTGGATCCAAGGCTTCTGACTTTTGGCGGGGAAGCAGCTGGTTCAGGCCCATCCTTTGGCACATTTCCAGCTAGTCTCTCGACACGCTTCACAAACCTTTTTGACAAGTCCTCTAGGCCCTTTTGTACCACCTTTTCTGGGTAAAGTCTAAGAGCAGCTGAGCTCAGAGTTTCTGCTGAAATCTGGCCACCTTGAGCCTCTGCGGCCTTCGCGATGAGGGCCTCTAAACCGTAAGAGAGCACAAGTTTTACGGGTTGTGGGGACAAATCAAATAGTGTGTTCAAAACCATTCCTCGTCTCAAACAAAAGGCCGCACAAGGCGGCCTTCCGAATCTAATGCTGAAGTAAATTAAACAGCAGCGTCAGAGGTCTCGCCCATCATGCCGATCGGGTTGGTCGGGATGACGCTACGGAGATGATAGAGTTCAGAGCCAGAGGCGCCGTAGTCAGCCAAAGAAGGCTGGAGGAGTTTCAGGGTGAGCTCGGTGCTTGCAAAATCAGTTGCGTTGTTGGCGAGGTTCATACCTGAGCCTACAGCTGCTTTCCAGAAGTTGGATACCCGCGGACGTCCGGTTGCACGATCAATCGTCACCAGCTGTACAGCGAAGTAGTTAACGGTAGCTACCGCGCCTACTGCAATAGGAGCCAGCTTGGCAACGACTGCACCACTTGCGGCTGCTGCCGGCAGTGCCAGACCGCTGTCCAGAGTCACAGTGTTTGAGCTGATTGAAGCAATCTTGGTGACAACAGATGAGCCAGGATCATTTTCGCTATAGACAAC